AAAGATCCGCTCGTACTGGTCCCTGAACTGGTCCGAGGGCACGCTGGTGAAGCGCTCCGTGCCCGCGCTCTTGGTCCGCCAGCGCGACTCGCGCCCGAGGGCGTGGTCCCTGACCACGCCCCCAGTAGCGGTCCGCGTCCACACGAACCCACAGCCGCCCTGACGCACATCGGCGTTGAAGATCGACCAGTCGTGGCGCCCTTCTCTCGGGCCCGGCCGGTTGCCTTCGGAGCGGTGCAGAGCATCCGTTTCCAGGCAGCCATCTTTCGGACAGCGGTCGTAGTAATCGCCGTCCTTGGCGGTGTTGGCTGGTGGGTCGATGTGCTCGCCCGTGTGGATGACGGTACTCATACCCAGATGACCTTTCTGGGCGCCCCCTTACTTCTGCCTCGACGTTTCATGTCGTCCATATTGTTCTGGTGCGTCCCAATGTAGAGATGATCTGGGTTACAACATACCCGGTCGTCACAATGATGCAGCACGAATGCCCCCTCGGGGATCGGTCCGTGAGTCAAGGCGTACGCCACGTGATGGGCGTACCAATAGCGACGGTTCCACTTCAGGGTGCCGTAGCCCCCGCCGCCATTGGGCGTCCGCGCGCTCCTGCTGCCCTGCCAATCCCAGCAATGGCCCTCCGCTCCCACGCTGACCCGACCCCAAAAGGTGTCGGCAGTACGCAGGCTGGCCTGGCCGTAGCAGCGCTTGGTGCAGTAGCGCCTGGGACGTGAGGGGTAGCTCAGAACCTCGGTCCCGCACACCTCGCAGTTTGACTTGATCACTCACGGACTGTACCATCCGAAGTTAGCTCTGGCTAGAGCCTACTTCACCACGGAAGAGCCAGGCGTTACGGGTTCTAGCGTACCCCTCAATACCATACCAGCCGAAGGTCAGGAACCGACCCAGGCGGTCAAACGGACCTGTCACTACCGTTTCACCGTATGGGCCGGTCCAGTCGGAGCTAGCCTTGGTCACCGAGTTCGGGCCGAATACGGGCACAGGGAAGACGGAGTTGTTGTTGTTCAGCGTCGCCCCCGACGCGTGAGCGAAACGCAGACCAGCAGCGTCCCCAGGGCCAGGATCCAGAGCGAAACCGGTGATTGTGGTTCCTGCAATGCCAGTAACCATGAATAGCTCATTGGAGTCTGACCACGTGTTGCCGGGCTCGGTCGCGTCGATGATCGCCAGCCACTGGCCAATGGCAATGTTCGTCGCTGCCGTGACCTGAATCTGCGTGTCGCCTGGGTTGGCTGCCGCGCTGAGCGTGGTTGCCACGGCGGACGTGGGAGCCGCGCCGGCACCCCAGAAACCCTTGGCGTTGGCGGTGACGATCATCCGCAGCCCGCCCCAGTAGGCAAGCTCGCCGTTGAACAGGATTTCCGGATGGCTGTACAGAGCCATCGTGCGCAGCCCGCCGTTGGTCTGGTCCTGCATCAGGTCGTAGAACACGAACGGGTGGATGGCGGTGGCGACGGCGCCGTCCTCGTACAGCGGCATCTTGGTCGCGCGCGCGCCGACCAGCGACAGCAACTCGATGAACTTGATGGTCATCTGGTCAGCCGTCTGGGCCTGGCCGTTGAACTGGTTGCGCGCGGTGTGCTTGTTCTGGAACCAGACCCGGGATCCCTGACCGAACACCGCCCGGGCGATGTAGTCGTAGCTCTCGGCCAGGTTGTAGCCGTTGATGAACGCCGCCTGCTTGTACACGTCGGCGTACGCCGTGGCCACGAGGAACTTGGTCACCTCGATGGCGTTGCCGTACTCGCTGAGCGTGATCACGACCTCGGAGCCGCGCATCTGCTGGGGCGCCACGTCGATCAACTCGTCGAGCACAGTGGGGTTGGGCTGGAGCGATTCGATGATCGGGAAGTTCTGGCTGATGCCGCGCTGCCCGTTCATGATCGGACCCTTCAGGTCCGCGAACTGATCCCAGTACAGGACGCTCTGGCCCTGCAGGTAGAAGTCAGCGTCGTACATCGCCTTGACCTCGGGGGCCAGTGCGACGGTGCCGGTCGTGCCCTGCGGCATGGGTTACCTCTTCTTGGGTTTCTTGTTCTGCGAAGTCCAGGGATTCTGGAGCTTGCGCTTCTTCTTGGGGTAACTGGGTTTGACCTGCGCGCTGACTGCCTGCGTTCCGGTGGTGCCGTTCATCCCATGCTTTCGCGTAACGCCTTCATGCGCTGGATGTTGGCCTTGGGCCCGAGCTTCGAGTCGTAACCCTGCGCGGCGGCGCGCACATCTGCTTCGCTGGCTGCCTTCTTGCGCCCGCCGGTAGTGGCGGCGCGTGGGGCAGCGGGCGACGTGGCGCCCAGCCGCTCGCGCTCTTCCTGCCGGATCCGCTCGCGCATCTGCGCGGGGGTCTCTTCCTTTGGTTTCTGAGCCACTCCGTTGCCTCCGGCGCTACCGCGCGCCTGTTGCATAGCCGCCGTGTAAAACGCGTCCTCGGTGCCCCATGCGTCGTCCGGAATCTGATCGAGGTTGGGTCGGACGCCGTACGTGCGCTCGGCCTCCTGCATGATCTCCGTGACGCGCTGCTCCATGTACGCGCGACGCTCGTCGTCGCTCGCCTGGCGCTGGGGCTGGGCTTGCGGGCGGGTCGGTTGCTGCGCTGGTTGCGCCGGCGGCGCAGCAGTCCGCTGCATACTGTCGATCTGGCCCTGCAGGAGTTCGATCTGACGCTGGAGTCTATCGGCGGGTGGGAGGCTGGCCAGTTCGGCCTTGATCGCCTGCTGCCGCGCTTCGGCGTCGCGCTGGTCGCGCTCGGTCGCGTGGGCGGTCAGCAGGCGGATGCCGGCTTCGAGTTCGGACAGCCGTGTCGTTTGGGCGGCCAACTGGCTTTGTGCAGCGGCAGCCGCCCGACGTGCCTCGGCGGCCTCTCGGCCCTGCTGAGTCAGGCGTCGCTGAACCTCTCGCTCTCGGGCGTCCGCTTCCGTCTCCGGTGCCGCACCTTCCTGCGAGGGGGGAGCTTGCCCCTCGGGGGTTTGTTCGATGTCGGCAGCGTTGTCTGCGGTGGTCATCAGATCAGCCGGGGTGCGTGCCCTTGGCAGTGTCCGGGCCGGTGTACCCGACGTGGTTGGTCAGACCGACCTTGGTGCCCTGCATCGACTTCGGGACGGGGCCGCGTGCGTAGCCGTCCTTCTTGTAGTCGTAGTTCTGGCCACTGCTCTGGCCGCTGACCTTCTGGTGCTTGCTGTTGATCGTGTTGGCCATGGAACCTCCTAACGTCGTACGCCTTTCTTACCGCGCCTGTGGCGCATAATACGCCTCCCTTCAGTCACCGCTGCTGAGCGTGCCGCGCACCATGGGCCGCGCCGACCCATTCTCCTTGGGGTGCGGGTTCTTGACCTCCTCGGCGCGCAGGTCTTCGCCGTTCCGGGGACGGCTGCGGTCTGCCCAGCGCTGGATGGGCACCGGCCCGGAGCCCACCTTGATCTTGCCGGTGTACTCGTTTCTGCTCTTGGCCATACTAGCCTCCCGAGGATAGCTGTGCTGGTTGACCAGGGTGCAGATCTCCCAGCAGCGAGACATCCTTGCCGTCCGCGTCCTTGACGTAGCGCTTGACCTTGTATGCGTTGAGGTACTCCATGTACGCCGCCAGCGAGCCGGTGCGCTGCTGGAACTTACCGAACTCGTTGAGCGCCTCCCAGCGGACCGGCTGACCGCCGCCGTTCTGCGGGATGCCGTAGCTGTTGCGCTCCTCGGGGGTGAGCGCCGCCCAGACGCGCATGGCCTGCACGCGGTTCTTGGCCTCGTTGGTCGTAGGCCGGTCCTCCCACATGTCCAACGTGCCCTCGGTGTACTGCTTCCACTGGTTGTCGGTCATGTTCGCACCGTCCCCGAACCAGCGGTAGTAATCATCGGCGTGCTCGGAGTTGAGCACGTCACGGTACAGGTTGGCTTTGGCCCGCTCCTGTGCCCGGTAGCGCTCGGTCCGCTCGGTGTCGACCTCCGTACCCTTGTAGAAGAAGCCCACACCGTGGCTCTCGCGGTACTCGAACCTGTTCTTGGCCGACTCCAGATCTTTGTCCCACTCGTCCCACTGCTTGGGCGTACCCATCGGGGAGCCGTCCTCGTTCTGGTAGCGGAAGTAGCGCGCCTCGTTGAGCACATCGGTGGCATGTGCGCGCGAGAGCGCGGCAGGCGTGCTGTCGACGAGCGGCATCGAGCGTAGCCGGATGCGCTGCTGAAGCGCCTGGGGATCGACGCCGAGCGCCTGGGCGCGCTCGATAATGAACTGCTTGCGCTCCACGCTGACGCCCTTGAAGTCCGGGTTGGGCTTGCCGTCGGGCTTGGTGCCCAGCGCCTGGTACTCGTCGACCAGATCGTCCAGATGCTCGCTGGTCACGCCAGGGAGCACAGGGGGTGAGTAGCCGCCCTCGGTATCCAGTACCTGATACACGTTGGCCTTGACCAGATCCTCCAGCACGGCCGTGTCTATGCCATACTTGTCGGCGGTCTCGACCAGCCACCGGTTGCGCATGGTGCTGAGCGCCTGCTGCTCGTCGAAGCCGGGGTTCATGCGCTCGGCGGTCGTGCGCACGAACTCGCCCGCCGCCTGCAGCGGACCCTCGGGCTGGTACTCGCCCTTGAGCCGCGCGATGTCGTTGGGCTTGCGGTTCCACGCCTCGCGCACGATCTCGTCGATGTCCAGTTCGTTGCGGTTGCTCAGGTCAGACGACACGTCGCCGCCCGAGATCACGTCGTACTTCTGGAGTTCCTGAATCTCCTTCATGAGCGCGTCGCGGTCAGGCCCCTCGGGCACATCGCTGAGCATGTCGTAGCGCTGCTGACGTACGCTCTGGCGCCGCCGCGCCTGACCGTCGATCTGTGCCGTGCGGTCGCGCGCGGTCATGTTCGACTTGCCTGGCTGGGCCTTGCTGCCGTCCAGATTGGTTACCCCGGACTGGATCGCCTCGATGTTGGCGTCGACTTCTTTGTTGATCTTGCGCGCCTGGACGCGCATGTTCGACCACTCCTGGCTGGACCGGTGCGCATCCTCCAGCACCTCGTCGAAGGCGCGCGACTGCTGCGTACTGGGCGAGGTGCGCTCGACCCGATGACCGCTCAGGTACTGGAATGCCGCTGCCTCCCACGGGTCACCCCGCGCCAGCCCGCGCGACACGTCCGAGATACCCGCTGGGGTGAAGCGCTGGAAGGTATCCCAGGACCGGTTGAGCCAGTGCTGGTACTCGGGGTCCGAGTCGCGGTCGAGCGGTCGGCCGTAGTAGTCCTGGCCGCTCACCAGATTGCCCGCCACGGCAGGCAGCAGGCCGCCTCGGGCGCGCAGGAAGCTGGTCCACTTGGCCGCCGGGTCGGGCTCAGGCACGGTCGGCCAGTTACCCTGGATGCCCGCGACCATCGGTAGATCCTTGTCGGTGATGCCCGCGTCGTGCATCACCCCCGCCGTCGCCCAGCGCCCGGTCTCGAACATCGGCTCCATCAGGCTGCGGTACGGGCCAAGCACGTCCCAGTACGGCTCGTACTCCTGGCCCGTCTTCTGGTCGATGCTCTTGATTTGCAGCGCCTTGTACAGGTTGCTGACGTTGACGCTGAACATTTTGTCCGGATCGTTCTGCCAGGACGGCTTGCCGCCCAGGGCCATGTTCATGGTCTCCAGGGTGACCGCCGAGCCAACCAGCACCGACGCCCAGTACATTCGATTCATGTGCCCGAGCGCCGCGTCGTCGCCCCAGTTGAAGGCCGCGTTGCCGATGCTGCGTACGAAGCCTTCCTGCCAGTCCGGGGTCATGATGGCGATGCGCATGGCGTCCTGCACGTTGCGCGACCTGGCGATAGCGGCCAGGTTCTGGCCGCCGAAGATCTCGTTGGTGAACTCGGCCGCAGCCCGGTCGCCGTAGGCGCCCGCGTATAGCTCGAAGGTGTTCAGCTTGAGGAACGGCAGGTAGCGGTCCCAGATGGCGTCCGAGACGACCTCGATCATCGCCTTCTGCTTGGCCGCCTCGGGGCCGCCGACGCCCACCCCCAGCTTGCCCAGGCTGAAGCCCTTGTCGTAGTGCTTGCCGAAGACCGGCGCGCCGACGACGGCGCCCAGGCCGCCCGTGATGGCCGCGTTGCGCAGCGCCTC